TCAGCGCGGGCGACCACGGTTGCGGTGTTCGTGGCCACGGTCGCGGCATTGGCGGCAACCTCGGCGCGGTCGGCCTCAACTGCGGCTTCGCTGGCTGCTGCCGCCTGGGCGCTGGCGTCGGCGTCGATGGCGCGTTGGTTGACGAACGGTACGGCCTCGTTCAGATCGTCGATGGTGAGCGGTAGCGTGGCGGCCACGGCGTCAGCCATCTGGGCGAAATTGGCCTGTGCATTGCGGCGGGCTGGCCATGGGGCCGTTTGGCGCACTACCGGGACTGTCATTGCAGACTCCTGACTTCAATTCGAAATTCTGTAATGCCGGGCGCAATCAGCGTGCCGGCAGGTTCTTCGGCGCGGCCGGCGATAATGGTTACGTCCAGATCATCGCGGCCCACGTAGAGGGCCTGGGCGTCCTTGAGCTGCCGCAGCAGGCGGCGCACGCTGCCCGAGCGGTCCTCATCGGCATAGAAGGTGAAACTCACCGAGTCGCGCGTGGGGCGAGCGACAATTTCCATATTGCCGAAGGGGTCGGCCTTTATCGTGCTGTAGCCGTCCCCCCCGAAGGCCGTGGGGTAGGCCGCCTCCCCTAACTCGACCAGTTGGCCGAGCACCAGGCTGCCGACGCGGGCCACGCCGTCCGGCGCGCTGACGATGATCTGCACGTCGGCATTGCCATAGGCGGGCAGGTCGAGCAGCACGGCGGAATCGCGGCGCTCGATGGGTTTGAAAAAATACTCATACCAGCTGATAACCGAGGTGTCGGCGAGCGAGACGGTGCTGTCATAAACAACGCCCTCATCAGGTGCGGTCATCACCACCCGCACGCTGGCCGCCTCGACGCCCACCAGGCCGATGGCGTTAACCACCCGCCCCGGCCTGATCGTCACGTCTATGGCCTCGACGGCCTCGGTATAGGTGCCGATCTGCCAGACGCTGCCCTTGCGCTTATCGAACATCCGCCAGCGGTTTATCGGCCCCAGGTCCTGCCATTTGGCTGGGCTGGTGGTTTCCGCGCCGGGGGTGGCGGTGTTGTCCGCGGCCAGCGACTCATAGACGTGACGGTCACGCACGACCCTGGCGCCCTGGGCATAGCTGCCGGCGATCCATGCCGGCGCATCGTCATCGGGCACGCTGCTCGATAGCAACGTGCTCGCCGTGACGGTCACGGGGTTTACCACTCTCATGCTCAATCGCTCCGTGTCAGAACGCCAAACTCGTTCTGCTGCCGCAGGGCGCGGCGGCTGTCGTCGGTGTTGTTGGCAATGCTGCGCAGTTCGCCACCCTGGCGGGCAACCTCCTGGCGCAGCGCGCGCAGCTCGCTCACCAGCTCGGCGTTACTGTCTCCGCGCAGCGCGGCAGCCGTCTGGCGGGCGTTGTGAATGCGCGCCGGGCCGGTGACCTCCAGTTCCGGGCCGTTTTCGCCGACGAGACGCAAGCCGCCAGAATGAAACCCTCCAGCCGCGAACGCCGGAATGCCGCGCTGCTTCATGGCCTCCTTGTCTGCCGCGCTCGCCCACTGCCTCATGTTCGCCGCGATATCGGAGTATTCGAGATTCCCCGAGCCCAGCCGACCAGACCAATACGCGACCTCTTCAGCCGACGCGGTGCGCCCAAAGAGGTCGTTGTAGAGCGTCGAGACGATTGCACCGTTGTTCTGCGGCGTGTTGGCCTGTGCCGCGCCTTTCGGTAGAGCCCCGAGAGCGGCAACCACCGAGGCGTTCATCGCTGCGATTGCTGCCGCCACGCCCATAACGCTGTTGTCGATGCCGTTGAGCGCGTCAAGCTGCGCTTGGGCATAGGCCAGTTGAGCATCCAGGCCGGCCATGTCGGCTTCGTACTGCGCCTGGGCTGCGGCGAGCTGATCCTGCACGGTTTCAAGCAGGCGCTCCTCGGTCGTGAGCTGCTTGCCGTTGACCTTCTCCAACTCGGCAACCAGGTTCGCGGTGCGCCCCTGCTCGCGCTCGAAATCTTCAAGCGAGCCGTACATCGCAGTGTCCATTTCCGACGCCACGTCGAGCGCATCCTGCAGCCTGTCGAAGCCGGCCAGCGAGCCGCCAGCGCGAGCCGTCACCAGCGCGCTGTTGAGCGTCATCACGGCCTGAGCGCGCAGCATCCGCACGGCATCGTCAGACGTGCCGCGCAGGCGCTTGAGGGCTGCGTCCAGCGAGCTCGCAACACTCGTCATCCCGGACAGGTTTGCCGAGGCGGTTGCGGCCATGTCGTTAAGCGAGCCAACCCGCGCGCTGTAGGCCGCCTGCAGCTCTCGCTGCCGGGCGGCAATGGAGCGCTGCAGGGCCGCATAGGCCGTGTTTACCGAGCCGATCAGCAACGCATTGGCCTGCGCCGCCTGCTGCTCGAGGATGCTGTAGTACTGCGCAGCCTGGCCGGACAACTGCATGAGCGTGGCAAACATCTCTTGCCCGGCCTCGGTCGTCAGGTCGATATCCTCGACCATCTCTCGGTACGCCTGCCGGCTGCTCGCCAACTCCACGTCGGAGGACTCGAACGCCCGCTGGATGGAGTCGATGGTGTCCTCTACCTTCTCTGCGTCGCTGAAAAACGCGCTGTAGTAGGTCTGCGAGTTGGTGGCCAGCGCCTCAAGCCCGCCAGCCGCAGCCGACAGAGCCTCGGCCAGCTTCCCTCCAGCTACGCTCGCGTCGTACATCTCAACGTCGAGATAACGCAGCACCTCGTTCACGCCCTGGAGGTTGCCGACGAATGCCTGCGTGCCCTCCAGATCGAGGTCGAGGCCGGTGGCGAACACGCGGTTGAGTTCAGCCGTCATTGCGTCTGCAGCGGAGCCGAACCACTCAGCGATGGCCTGCTGGATTTCCTCCTCGGTTTTGCCCTTGGTGCTAATTTTCTCCCGAGCGAGCTTCAGTCCGTCTAGAGATCCCTCCTCAACCGTCAGGCTCAGCGAGGCAAACAGATCGGCAACGCCGGCCTGTGTGGCGTCGTAGGTTTCCTGCAGCACAGCAGCAGTTTCAGGGTCAAGAGCGCGGTACTTCGTGCGCTTCTTGCTGCTGCTGAACCATCCACCATCTTTCTTCTGGTCCTCGTAGGATTGCCCCAGAAAATCGCCGTTTGCTACCGAGAATGCCAACCCATAGTTTTTGGTTTCCCAGCCACCGCCGAACACCGAACTCATCAGTCCGCCGATGGTGGCGACCGGGATTCGCAGCGCCTTCGAGAGGAAGCTGCTATCGCCAAAAACCTTGGTGATGCCGTTCTCGTAGGCGTTGATGACCTTCGCGCCGAGCCGAACGCCGGCAAACTCGTCGTCAAAGTCCTTGGACTTGAAGTCGTAGCCGTCAGAGATCGCGCCGTAGCCCTTGATCGCCATGTACAGGCCGGCGATAGGTCCAGCAACAGCGCCTAGATTCCCCATTAGTCCAGACAGGTTGCCGCCTACGCCTGCTTGCGCCCCGGCATATGCGGCATTGCCAACCTGCCCCGACACGAGTGATTGGCCGTAGCCGAACCCCGTGCCGGCAGCAGAGCCAGCTCCGGCCGCAGCAGAACCGCCAAGCCAGCCTGAAACCGTGCCCCACGCCGACGACGCCAGGTTGCCGTAGTAACCGGCTGCACCCTGTAGACCGCCCATGATGCCGCCCGACTGATACCCAGCCAGAGCAGCCGGGCCGACGCCGGTAAACATGCTGTACGCAGTCTGGCCGTAGTTGAGCAGCTTGCCGAAATCAAGGCCGCCGCCACCAGAACCGCCGCCGAGCAGCGAGCCCCAAATGCCGTTGTTGCCCTGGGTTCCGTTGCCAATCCCCATCGACGCGCCAAGCTGCATGATGATCGGCTTGGTAATGGCCATGTGAACCAGCTCGGCCACCAACTGTTTGAAGGCGTCAGTCAGCGAGTCGCGGAACGATGAGAACCCGTCCCCGATGTTGCGCCAGGCGTCAGCGAATGCACCGTCAACGCGGTCTAGCGCGCCTTCGGTCCACTTGGCCCATTCGGAGGTGGCGCGGGTGTTCTCGTCGTACTCCTTATCAAGCAGCGCAACGCTTTGGGTGTATTCCTCGAAAGAAATACGACCCTTGTCGAGCGCTTCTTTCAGTAGTTCTTTTTCGGCCGTCAGCCGCTTGGTGGCTGCGCGTACCGGGTCAAAACGATCCCGCACAGACTCGAGCTGGTCGTCGATCTTCTTGATTGCGGCTGCAGCATCCTCGGCGTCCTTGTTGTGCTTGTCCCAGATCGGCTTGTTCAGGTCGGTATACAGACCCCGGACGACCTTCTGGTATTGCTCGGTGGTGTAGGTGCCGTCGCGCAGCGCTTCGTCCGCGAGCTTGATGCCCTTTTCGTACTCAGCCTGGGCCTTGGCGGCGGGGTCGTACTTGGCGATCAGGGCGTCGAGTGCCTTGATTTGCTCCTTGGTTGCCGAAGCGCTACGCCTTCCAGATTCCTCCAGTGCTTTTTTGGCGTCGATCTCTTCGGCGTACCGGATAAGCGCGGCCTCTTGTGCGCTACCCAGCTCTCCAAGCTCGCCTTTCTCAATGGCGTAGCGGACCTTGGCCGCCTCGGAGTTCACGCCCTGTAGCGCGGCCTGCTTTTCAAGGCTCGCGAGGAGCTTGTCGTACTCTTTATTGACTTGCCCGCTGCCGGTAACGCGCAACTCGTCAAGGCGTGCCAGCTCAGCTTTCAGCGCGTCAACTGCCGCCTTGGCGCCGCTCACCATACCCTGAGAGCCGACACCCTTATTGGCGCGTGAAGCTCTTGAGCTGCGCTTCGGCGATTTTGAGCTGTCCGGTTAATTCCTTGTAGCGCTCAGCTAGCTGCGCCTTGCTGAAGTTGTCCACGCTGGATAGCAGGGCCGCGTAGCGCTTGGCCGCAACATCCGCAGCCGAACTCAGCTCTCTAACGCTACCGGCCAGGCTGTCAGCGGAAACCTTGGCCTCATCCGCGTTGTCACGGAACATGAGGAAGGCTGTTGCGGCAGTCCCGGCAAGAACGGCAAGGCCGACCGGGCCGCCAAGAGCCGCCAGAACGCCAGCTGAAGCAGTGCGAAGCCCTGCCTGTGCCACCGTAACAGCGTGGGTTGCGGCCGCTTCTTTGGCCCTCGCCTGCGCCAATTGGATCGACATAGTGGTTTGAACAGCGGTCCCGCGCGCGGCTTGGGCCTCAGCGGCGGCGCGGATTGTCGCCGTCTGCGCCGCACGCTGGTTCGCAATGGCCGCCTGCAATAACGAGTCGGCCTGCGCGATATTTGCGGAGCGAGCGGTATGCGCCGCAACGGCAGCAGCGGCTAGCTTGTTGGCGTACAGGGCGGCCGCATCACACTTGCTACTGTGTCGACATGCTCTGCGATTGTTGTGATGGCCCCGGCCAGAGCTGCGCTTGTGCCAGTAGCTGCATCTGCTTGCCCGATGTATTGCGTAACCGCGTTACCCACACGGGTCATTGCCGCGCCAACTGTATCCGCCATTGTGCGGAACTGTTTGTCTACCGCGTCGGCCTGGGATTGCAGGGCAGAAACCACAGCATCAGCTGTCAGCTTGCCCTCGCTTCCCAGCGCCCGAAGCTCGCCGACGGTCTTGCCCATGCCGGCTGCAATCGCCTGAGCCAGCGCCGGGGCTTGCTCCAATACTGCATTCAGTTCTTCACCACGCAGCGTTCCAGAGGCAAACGCCTGCCCTAGCTGGACCAGCGCTGCCTGTGCGCCAGCCGCAGAGGTGCCGCTGATAACCATGGCCTTGCTGATCGTGTCGACGATGCCGGCCACGCCTTCGCCAGTCAGCTTCAGCTCTTTCTGGTTGCTCGCGATTCTCTGGTATAGCTCGGCGGTCGCGGCGAGCGGCTGGCCGCCCTTTTGCGCAATACTGAAGACGGCTGCCTGCGCCTGCGCCAATTCTTCAGAGCTGGACGTGACCAGCTTCAGTCGGTTGCTGATCGTGGTGTACGCTTCAGCCTGCTTGAGAAGCCCGCCGACGCCCCCAGCGACAACTAAACCCATCGCTGCCTTAAGCATCTGCGAGGCACGCTGAGCGCTTTGTCCGGCGCGATCAAATGCGCTATCGACTCTCGCCAGTTCCTTGTCGATTTTGCCCGTAGCGCTAGCTACCACCTTGTCGGCATCGGCCATCTGCCTGCGAAATTGGGCGGTGGTCGCTTCCAGTTTCACGACTAGCCCAGCAATCTCTTGATCTGCCATATGTTTTCTCCGGGCATAAAAAAACCGCCCGGAGGCGGTTAGGTGAAATTAAATCTAAGGTTTTGGCGGCTTATCGCAGATCATTCGCGGGAATTCAGCCATGGGCGAATCCGGATCAGAGATAAAATATTCCCCGTCGCTGTCAACGTAAAATTCACGGAAACCGGTATAGGCACCGTACGAGTTCTTGGCGTTGATCTCCCCGCAAACAGTGTCATCGCCGCGACCGCGCGTAATGGCGAACAGATTACGAAACTGGGTACTGCTAGGGTCTTTCATGTCGTACGAGGCGCGCTCTTTGGCAAAGTCAATTTGCGCTTGGGTAGCCTGCGCTCTGTACCATGGAGGCCCATCGTAGGCGTTCGCCTGTGAAGCAATCATCATCGCCGCTAGTGTCATTCCAAGTTTTGTTCCCATCTGCACCCCTCCCCAAAAGGGAGAGGTTACCAGAGGGAATGCTCGGTCAGAACAGCCTGGGAACGTCCATCTCCCAGGGCATTCTCGCGCCCTTCGATCTGTTGCACGCGGAGCAAGAAATCACAAGGTTGTCCGGGCCGTTTGTTCCGCCCTTGGCCACGGGAATTCTATGATCTACCTCGTACTTTCCTTTCACTAGCTTTGAGCACCACCAGCATCGCCCCTTCTGCCCGTCATGGATTCGCTTCACGTCTTCAAGGGTGTGGGTTCCGCCGTTCCCAAGGATGCGCGCACGCCTGTTTCTAGTTTGCGTGGCTCGCCTAGCTCGGAAACTGGCGATGTCTTCGGCGTTCTTTCGCCTCTGCCTCGCGCACACCTCCTTTGCATTCTTTGCGTACCAATCCTTTAGGTACGCAAGCGTCTTATTTCTGTCTCGATTCGCTACGGAGCAAGGCTTGCACTTGCTATTCAGCCCGTATTTCCCTCTCGGGTGGCGGTAGAAGTATTCATCTGTGGCTGGCAGCCCGTTCGAGCAACCACTGCAAACCTTGACGGCGCCTTCTGGCGCAATCTGCTCCCTAACCGGGTCACGGCTTCTTGCCTCTTTGAAGCATGGCTTGCACTGCCTCATCAGGCCAGCACTGGTCCTATTGGTCCTGTAAAAGTTATCAGCAGTGGGGGACTTTGCTTCGCAGCAAGTCATGCAAACCCTCGAATCGGATGGAGCCCGGTAATTGGCCCACATGTAATCGATCGAGATGATTGGGACTTTCTGCACTCGCCTCGAATTGCATAGCCGGCAATTCAGATCGAACCCCCTTTTTGGCTTTGGCCGAGCCACGAAGAAAGCCTTGTGCAGCGGGAATTCGATCTGGCACGTTTTGCAGACTCTGACGGCCGCAGCCTCACTCATGCGGCCGCCCCTTGGAAATAGTGGTTGATCCGCATGCGCTTCTGCACGGCTTCGAACTCATCATCGAGTTCATTCAGCCGCCACGATCCAAAATGGCCGTCGCGGAAGTGGTCAATCATTTCGATCCCTGCGCGGCTACCCAGAGCGCGAAGGTGTTCGCACAGCTTGTACTTGCTTTCAATCTCGTGGAGAGCGCGGAAGTGGCTACGCAGGAAGAAAACTGCATATAGCTGCTGATCGGTGAGCAGCGTGCCCTCCTGGCCGGCCTTACTGATCCACTCCCCTTCCAAAACATACGCCGCCACGTACTCGCATGCCGCGTCCAGCTTGTCGGCCGGTATCAGTTCGGTGCGCGGAACGTTGAACCGGGTGTGCAGGATTGCGTGAAGTTTGTGCTTGGCTTGACGCTGTACCCCTACTGGCAACACTGAAACTTTCTGAGTGATGACTCCGCCAACCAGATTTGCACCAGACATGCCGATCACGTCATTCACAACAGCCTGCGAATCCAGACCTAGCTGATCAGCCATCCAGTTGAACGCGGCGATGTAGTTCTCCTTGATCGCGGCAGCTCTCTTTCCTGTGAAACCCATGACCAAGAACATGAACCCGTCTTTGGTCATTTCACAGGCTTGATAGGTGTTCCCACGATGCTCAAAGCTAACCCGCGAATAGTTGCTGGTTAAGAATTGCTCAGAACATTCCAGCGTCTCAAGTTTCTGCATCACATGGTGGTGCTGCTTTCCAAAGGCCTCGGCAACCTGCTGCGAAGTAGTGAACGGCTGGCCGTTTTTGGCTTCAACAAACTGGCGCATGTCAACAACTGTGTTATTATTCATCTCGCGATCCCTTCCAAATGTGTTCGCTTCTGAAGCCCTGACGACTCTCACCTCGTCGGGGCTTCTTCGTTTCAGGCTACTGCCTGCCTGCTCTGCATTTCCCGCCACTTCAAACCCTCCTCTATCAAGAGACCAAGCTCGGCATTCATGCTGCGCCGATTGGCTCTTGCTACCTCCGCTGCCTTTTCTTTCACTTCGGGCTGGAGTCGCAGACCGAATGGATTGATCGTCCTGGCTTTCATCTTGACCTCCTTATTGACTACACGGTGCAACCATAACACGGTGTGTCTATGTGTCAACGGTTTTTGTGGCTACAGTGTGTAACTATGAAAAATGAAGAACCTATGCGGAATATCAACCCATTCGGCCTGCGGCTGCAGCCCGAGCTGAAGGCGCGCCTGGAAGAAGCGGCAAAAAAGAACAAGCGGTCGCTCAACGCCGAAATATCCGCTCGCCTGGAATCAACCTTCCCGGCCCCCGGAACATCATTCGTGCCTCCGAAGATTGCCGAACAGTTCGCGCAAATCGATAGCGCCTTGCTTGCCGCGCTGCGGGAAAAGGTATGGCTGGCGATAGACGAAGCCATCACCGAAGCGGCCCCACCTCCAAAAGCAGCCCCTACCCCGAAGAAGCCAGCCCACAAGATCAAGTGGGATACGCCCGACAAGAAGTAGCCAGCACTACTTCCCAGCACCGCGCAGCAGCGCTTTCATTTGCTCGGGCTTGCGTGCGTTGCCGTCGTCTTCCTTCTTGCCTTGCCCGAACGGGTTGGTGGCTTGCACGAACTGAATCTTTGACTCATACGCCAGCAGCAGCTCAGGGATCGGCGTCGACCACGCCACAGCGGGCGCCCATCCGAGCCAGCCGGTGGCCAGCCCGTAGAGATGATCGACGTAACTGCCGTCCTTTACTGCGCTGCTTTTGCCCGAGTCTTTTTTACGTTTCCCGACTCTTCCTCTGGCTTGGCGTCGGAGGGGTTCAGGAGCGCTACAACGAACGGAACGACTTGAGCGGTAACATCGGCCACGCCAGCGGCGAAAACGGCTTCAGGGACTTCTTTGGCCTCTTTAGGCGAGAGATTAGCACCC